GGTCGGGTCGGTAACATTCGCGGTGTGAGTATGGGTCGGATCGGTGATGGTGATCGTATGGCTGTGGCTTACCAGTGTCGCATTAGCCGAACCGCCGGTAGCGCCTACCGCGTATGCGGAGCCCGCACCGACAACAAATTTATCGCGCAAATTGGGCGTGCCGCTTGTTCCATCACAAAGCAGCCAACCGGACGGGATAGCTCCGCTTGAGCCGGACCAGATCATGATAACGCCTGCCGGAACCGCCGCGAGGACCGCAGCCGTTACGAATGCCGTTGTCGCTACTTTCGTGCTATTGTCACCCGCCGTCGCCGTTGTAGCGGTAGCCGCACCCAATGCTGGGGCCGACAGTGACGTTATGTCCGTATTCGCGCCCGATGCAGCCGCCCCAAGAGCAGTTCTTGCCGCTGATGCTGTCAGGCCGCCCGTGCCGCCGTTGGCAATCGGAAGAGCCGCCGAACCGTCAAGGAATGTCTGCAAGGCGCTTGAGAATGTGGCCCGGACAAGCGCCATGATCGAGCGCATCCCGTTATTGACATTTGCTGCCGGACAGCCTTCGGCAATGTTGATGCCGTCCACCGTGGTATTGGAGGCAGCCGTGCTGGACCAGTCAAACAAACTAGGCATCTGTTTTTCCTATGAAAAATCCGCCTTTGCTTAGGCGGCGTGGGTGTGGTAAGAAGGGCAATGAACCACGCTACACAGGTTGTTATCGTGGCCTTTGCGAACGGGGTAATAGTCTCGGTTTGGGGCTACCTAGTTTCCATGCGCAAGGCCAACCGCGACGCCGCCGCTGATCGGCCCGACAATCCGGGAATATGCTTTCTTTTGGGCCGCTATCTTGGCAGATTTACCAGTAAGCTCGTCAAGAAGGGCTAGAGCCGACACAGGGTCTGTGTTGAACAGGTAAGGCGCAATCGCCGCAGCCTTTTGTTCGCCGCCTGTCCGCATTCTGTCCTGGAGCCTTTTCAGCACGATCTTTGCCAGCCCGACTTTGGGGTTGAGTGAGCTTAGATCAGGCATTGCACTTTCAAACATCTGATCGGCCTGTAAGCGTGCCGCCGTGGGCGAACCGCCGAGCGTTTCATAAGCAGTTTTCGCCATATCCTGCTCAAGTGCGGCAACATTACCAAAGTTTTCAGCGCCCTCAGGAAACATCGTCGCGACCTTGCCTTGCTGAAGGGGTGAGCCATAAACAGCCTTGAACGGATCGCCGCTGTAGCGCACCTTCTCCGCTTGGTCTGCCATGGCAGTTGCATAGCCAGCCTGCGCATCCGGCAGGACATTTGGGTCAAGCCGTTCGGTTGCAGTTGCCACCTTCCCAGCATTGACGTTGGCGCGCGGCAGTTCGTTGTAACCGAGGTTCAAGGCGTCCCGCTTGGCAATTTCCGCCGCATAGGCGCGATTGCCCGCCGCATAATCTTCGTTGAGATAGCCCATGCGCTGATTAAGTGTGTGGCGCAGTTCGTCAATGGCCTGCAAGTCCGGGCGGCCTTCAAGATCAAGCTTGCCGGTGATGGGATTGCGCGCCTGCTCAAGCTGGGCATCGAGCGCGCGCTTGGTCAATTGCAACGTCTCGAATGAAGGGGCTTTTTGCAAGACAACCTCGCCCTGATCGTCAAGATTGAACCCGATGCCTTGTGGATCAATACCCCTGTTTTGGGCCGTCGCATAAGCATCCTGCATGGCCGTTTTAGCAGCCGGGCGCCGGAGTATCGCCGCTAGTTCTTCGTCAACCGGCGCGGCCTGCTGGCGGGCTGCGTCATAAAATGGACGCGAAGCGGTTTGCGCGCTTGCCTTGATCTCTGCCGCGCGTTTGGGGATGTCCGTTACGGGTGCGAGGTGCGTATCAATGGCCTGCACCGCACGGTCTGCCTGTCCCGCAGCGCGAGTGCCGAAAACATCCTCAGCAAGCTGGCGAGCGTCTTGCGACACGCGCGAGGTTGAGCCTGCAAGCGCGCGAAGTTTAGGGGTGGCATCCGCAAGCGCATAGGGAACGCTGAGCCGCTTGGCCATTTCAAGGCGGGCTTTCATCCGTGCAAGATCGGCGGGCTGCATTCCGACGCGCGACACCGCCCGTTCTGGAACGGAAAGCATCGGGGCGCGGCGCATGACCTGCGGCAAGGCATTGGGTGAAATTTCCAATTTACGCAAAGCCTGCGAACCGAGATTTGCAACTGCATTGCCGAACCGTGAATTGGCTACATAGGACGCAACCGGCTGCAAAACACGCTCGCCAAAAACTTGCCCCGCCTTGTTGCCCAAAGCGCCAAGCGCCATGTCTTGAGCTATGCCTTCGGGCGTATGGTTTTCGTTCAACAGCCCCCCAGCGGCAGCGCCTTGAACCAAAACACCGCCGGGAAGGGCATTCGCCGGTAGCGTGCCGACAATGTTGCCCGTGATGCGCCCGCCCGTGCTACCCTGATACGGGGCGCGGGCAGAGTTGACCGCCTGCCTATCGCGCGCAGCTGCCACATTTGGAGCAAGGCCGATATAAGCACCCGCCGCGTTCAAGGGCTTTGCCAGACCAATTGTGTCTAGGCCTTTTTCAAGCAACTGCGCGCCGTTGTTCCAAGGCGTCATAATGCCTTCAGCAAGGCCCTTGAAGAAGGATTTGGGGCGCTTGTCCGCAATAGCCCCCTGCTGCCTTGCGCGCTCATGGGCCGCAAGGATTTGCTGGCGTGTCGCATTGGCGGGAACGTTGCGGATGATCGTGCCGTCCGGCATCCTTACGTCAGGCATTATTGTCCCCAATGGTTGAAGTCGATGACCTGTGAAGCAGGTTTCTTTGCCGGTGCAGACTTGACGCCCATGTATCGGTTATAGAGCGCCCGAAGCTGGTTGATCTTGCTTTCAATCTTGGCGTCGGAATCGCCCGCCTGCGGGATGAACGGCATCACCTTCTGCTGATATTCGGCCGCTGCGTCGGCATCCTTGCCCCCCGGCGCGACAAATGGCTTGATAAAAGGCCCCGCACGCATGGCCGTGCTGTTGAATACATCGTTGGCGGAATTTACTGTGCGGCCCATGATGCTGCCCGGTAAAATTTCGGCCAAGACGCCGCGTCCGGATGTGCCTCCACTACCCCTGAAATTGCGCTCATACTGCCTTTGCAAATCGTCAATGATAGAACCAAGTGGCGCAAGTGCCTTGCGGGTGTTCATCTGCTGCTGGAGAAATTCCGGAGTGATGCCGCGTGCCGTGTTTTGAGCTGTAAGAGCGTCCGCGTTGGCCTTGGCAATGATCGCCTGTTGCGTCGCCGCCTTCGTCGCATTGTCGATCTGATCTCCGCGCGTCTGCACAACCGTGCGGCCTGTGGTTGCCGCCGTATTCGCATTGCCGAGAATGTCGCCCTGCACTTGCGCGGGAAGGCGCGGATTGCGCGGGCCGACAGGCGTCACGGATGGCTTGTCCTCCACCCATACCGGCTGCCCTTGGGCGTTCTTATACCATGCCATTAATTGCCTCCAAGCCCGAGCGTCCCACGCCGCCCAAAATAAGGAACCTTGCCGTATCCGGGCAAAGTCACATGAACATGTCCGCCCTCATCCAGATAACGAGCATTTGGCCCGAAATAGTTACGCAACTGCTCAACCGATGCCCCTACATAATCCGCCGCATCGCCCGTCAGATGGTGACTGTTTTTGACACCCCCTACCGCCGCATTGCCCGCCACCGTGCGCCGTCCGCTCGTCATCCGCCCTGGCGCTTGCATAGGATCAGGGAAAGTTGCGCGGGGTTTGCGGCCCCGCACCTCCGAGCCCTAACTGCTGAATTTCCTCCGGTGTCATTGGCGTCAAGCCGTCCGTTCCATCGCCACCCCAAGTATCGACCTGATACTGTCCATCCGGCCCGCTGATGAATTGCGGATGATACATTGCCATGAACTGCGGGAACGTTAGTTTCTCCATTCCCGGCTGTTGCTTGGCATATTCGTAATTCAGTTGAAGCTGCGTCGGGTTCGGTCCCTTAGCCAAACGCATCTGTGCAATCTGCATCTGTTGATCCAGTTGCGCCTGCCACTTGCGTTCAGCGTCCACTTTCTCCTGCAAGTCGAGCATTGCGGGCATATAGGTTGCCCTGCCCCCGCCTGCGGTCTGGAGCGCGTCACCAATGATGCCGAGGATTTTCCACGCCTTGCCGCCTTTACCCCATGCCTTGGGCTTGATTGCGGGCGGCATTTGCGGGTCTTTCATCGGGGCAATCTGGAATTCCTGATCTGCGACTTGCGGGACAGGTGCCGCGCCCATGTATGTCGATGCCAGCATGTCGCTTGCGCCCGCGATATTGAGCGAGGGGAAACCGCCCCTTTGCTTGTTGTAGAGCATCTATGCGGCCTCCTTAACCACCGTGCATCATAGCGCCCGCGCCGGACATCATCGAACCGATGCCGCCGAGGATTCCGCCAATGCCGTTAGACTGCTTCTGAACCCCGCCATTGAACAGCGTGCCAAGGCCGCTCGTGTAAGCATTATAGCCCGCATAGGGCAGTTGAGCCGCCGTTGTGGCCGCGTTGAGAATACCCGGAAGCGGTGCGAACGAAGCGTTGCCCTGATCGGCAACCGCGCCCGTTGTCGAAAGCAGAGGGTTGAGTCCCATATAGGCCGCGTTCGCAATGCCGGGGATCATGCCCGCCGCCGTCATGGCCTGCCCGTATGACGTGTTACGGATACCGCTGTCGGCCTGTGCACTCGCAAGCAGGTTATTGAAGTTTGAGGCATTGTTTGACGATTGCTGGCCAGACAATTGCCCCGCCGTCTGCGCGGCTTGATCCATCCGGCCCATCTGCGTGTTGTAATCCGCAAGCCTTGCGCTGTTTTCAGCATTCGCCAGTTCGCTTGTCAGGTTGCCGACATGCGCGCCCGAGCCGTAACGCCCGCCCAATGAATACTGGCTGTTGACCTGATCTGTAACATTGCCGCGCATCTTGGCAATCATGCCCTCAAGATACGGATTGCCGTTCAGATACTGCCCGCCAAGCACGTTCTGCGTGTGACGCTGTGCCGCGCCGAGTGTCTGGTCCATGCCGCCCGAATAAAGACGCCTGAGAGCCGCTGGGAGGGCCGCTGTGGCCCCGTTCGGCCCCGCAAAGTCACTCAATGCCATCCCGCCCGCGGTATTCACAGCGTCAGCCAGATTCTGCATGTTGCCATAATTCGCGCTAAAGGCGTTCTGCAACTGCGGGACCATACCATTGAGCGTCCCCGCATTGCCCCGGATCATCGCGCTGTTTGCATCGAACGAACTGTTAAGCCCCGGCATCATGCCCGCGACCTGCGCCGACAAGCGGTCAAGCGTCGGCTGGTTTGCATTGAACAAAGCAGTGCCCATGTTTGCCGCATTCTCTGCAATAGGCTGAGCCCATTTTTGGGCCGATCCGCTGCGTGATTTGGAACCGCCTGAAGCGCCCATTATAATTCCTTCCGCAATTCAACCTGGTATTCGTGATAATCCGGCAAGACCTTTGCCCAACCCCGGCGCGAGGCAATCGACGCAATGACGCAGCCCCTTGCGCGTCCATATTCTTCCGCACGGGGAATCAACTCCCCCGCGATTTCATCCTTGTCCCCCACCGCAACTACGCCGTGAATTTCCCATGCCCCGCTCGGGAACTGCCTTAATTCGGTCACAATGCAGCTTCTATCCGTCGCCATCACGTCAACATCGCCAGTTGCAACCCGCGCGTCTAGCCATGCGACCGGATGCAAGGCCGGATCCAAAACCTCCGCGATACGGTCCCGAAACTTGAGGTAGACCGGCCAGCCCGGTGCTAGACCAGCGTCAGGGATACAGAACGCACCGTCCCATCGGTGCCCTTCAGCTTGATTGTCACAGACGTGTTACTTGTCGCCTCAATCACAAGATCGCCATTGCTTGCGGGCGTCACCGATGAACCCGGAACGATTGTCAGGTTGCCCGGAACATAGAGATCAGGCCAAATCCGCGAAATAGGATTGAGCGCATTAGCGACGTAACGCATCCATTCGGAAACGCTTGCCCATTGAACGGGGACGCTGCTCATGCCCCGCCCCCCGCCGAAATATCCATGCTCAAGCCTTGCGCATACGTCCAGGTCGCGCTTGTCGTAAAATTTACTGACGGCTGAATATACCGGCCCGTCGCGCGGATCGGCATATATCCATTTGCTGTCAGCACGCTCGACGTTATCGCGGTCTGCGCGTCGCCAAGCCGGTCGCTTCTGTTGATGGTCAATACAACCCCGGAGGTCGCATCACTGTTCAGCCTTGCGCGCCGTATCCGAGACTTGCGCCCCGGTGTGGGTTCCAGCTTGGCAAACTGCAATGTCGCGTCAAGCGTTGACGCACCGCCGAATGAATAAATGATCTTATCCGACTTGATGAACGTAATCATTGGGTCGCCACCCGCAAAGATCGGGTCGTCAAGCGAATAAGGGATGCTATCAAGGCCAGAAGGATAGACCGCGTCCAATGATTCCAGCCCCACGCCCGCCGACATTGCGGTCGAAACACCTGTGAGCCCCGGAATATATGCGTCCGTCCAGCGGTCCAAAACCCAATTGTAAACCCATAGCCTATCCGGCATCGACCAGATTACCAGCGCCCTTTTCGGGTCAATCGTGGCTCTGATGTTATTCTGCACGTCAGAACGCGAATATGTCGCCCAAAATGTCTCATCGACCTTGTTTTGGCCAATCGGGTTCAATTCTCCGTCAATAATGGAATAAAAACCCCGCCCTGAAAGGAAAAACACCATGCGCCCGAATTGCGTCACGGAACCAGACGCGAGACACCCTATCCCGCTCGATATTTTGTCCCTTTGAAAGATCAGCGGAACCCCAACATAGCTGAAGCGGTGGATCGCGTTTTCCTGAAACGCCAAGCCATATTCGCCGCCTGCCAGGCCGGTTACAGGCCCGCCGTCAGGTAATTCCTGCGTGTCGCTTTCCCCCGTGCCGCTTGTCCATCCTTCCGCGTTGTTATTGGCCGACCAGTAAACGGTTGACAGCGCCGCTGGGTTGCCAGCCATGAACACAAAGTCACGAACGATAGCCACCATTGTCGATGTTGGCGGCGTGCCACCCAGGACAGCCCCTGTCGAGGTGCTGATCGTGTATTTGACCGGCGCGCCCCCATTAACCCCGATGACAAACGCCCCAAATTGCGCAAACTGCCAGTTCGCGGTGTATGACCCCGCATATTCGGAAGACCAAGCCCCCGCCGAATAGGAGTAAAGCCCGCTATTCGTGCCAGCCAGCATGATTGTTGTGCCGTCAAGCCCGATGAAAGAACCGCCGCCTTTCCAGTCAACCGATAGAGCCGCCGTAATAGCCGAAAGCCCCCGGAATGGCTTGTAACCATTCGGTGAGGCATAGACATTGCGGGCCGTCACAAGCCCCGCATGATTATACGGGAGCAGATCAGGCAGCCAAGGGCCGAAGTCCATTGTCAGGCCCAGCTATACGGATACGCAACCAAGGGACTTGCCCCGTAGCGCCGCCGCTTTGCGTCTAGTGTCAGCTCGCCCAGCGCCTCATCGAATGCAGCTTTCCACATTCCGATGCGCTCGTCATTCGTAATATAAGCCTCCGACTGGACTAGAAGGCCATAATAATAAATGTCGGGATATGCCGCGATCAGCCAGTTTGAGGTCGCCGACGCCGAAAGCGCGGGAATCGTCTGCTGGTAGCGGATGATAATTGCCGTTGTGCTCGAGGCGGTGGGCTCCGGCCATAGCTTGATGGATTCACCCTGTATCGAATAGGCGATGTATTCTCCCGTGCTGAGCCCGTAGAGAGACCGTGCCGCGTCCGGGGTCATCTGTCTTAGCGATACGTCTGCTGTGTCGTTACGGGCCACATCGCGCACGCGCCAACAATCTGTCGGAAGCGTGGTCGAGGCCGCAACCGGAATGATTGTAGCCTCAACCTCGCGTGAGGGATGGTCTATGATCCGGTTAAGGCGGGCCTCAACAAAAGGCAGCAAAGCCGTCGCCTGAGCCGTTGCAATCTGGCTGTCGAGGGTATCGACGATCTGCGCGATCAGGCTATTGAAGTCCATCGCTCACCTCAAAGAATAATGCGGTTCAGGCCGGGGACAAGGTGGCGGTAATCGGAGTCCATCAGCTTGCGGGTCACCGCGTCCATATGATCGGGGTTCCACATGTCGATTCCCTCTTCCACAAGCCACTTCATGCCGACAGATGCGGGGATGTGGCCAACATGCCAAAGCTCTGAACGCTTGTTTACGCCTTCGGATCTCTTGTTTTCTTCAATGATACTGCCCGCGCTGATGTCTTCGTATTTGACTTCAACCGTCCCTTCGTCGTCATCAAAGGAGCGGATTGACTTTCTGAGTCCATTCCATGAGCCGTCGTCAATGACTTCCCAGTCCATTGCGCGTGTCCCTTTTCGATATGTTTGAGCGCCGCGTCTTCATCCGCAGGCGCAAATACGGTGCCCAACGCCATGAAACCGCCCTCGCCGTCCGAAAGCGCGCCTTCCGCCGTCACCGTCATGTTTTCGATGCCCATAAGCAAAAAGGGCCGAGGTTATTAGCCCCGGCCCAACCCTCATTAGCTGAGGTCAGCAACCACACCGCTTGCGGCCTGGTTCTTGCACCGCAGCGCCCATTCACGCCGCATCAGCTTGCGCTTGGCAAGGCCGGTGCGGGCAAGGTCTTCGACAACCAATCCGTCAAGGTCGGCTACATCCCAATATTCAGGATCAACCAGCAGAATGTCGCGGGTTGAGCAGAAGCGGGACGGCATGAACGTCACCTTGCCAAAGTCGGAGACGTAAACGTCGCCGCCCGCAACAATAGTGACCGCCTTGTCGCCAGTATCACGACGCTGGGTTGCAAGGCCCGCGAACCCGGCCATCGTCTGCTTCTGCGTGCCGGACGCAATGGCCGCACGGATATTTCCGCCGTTTGACCACGCCGACTGCAAGACAGTCTTGAGCAAGGTTTCAGTTGAGGCGCGCTGCGTCCCGTTGGTGGCCGCAGAGACGATGCCGGCAGAATAGCCGCCATTCGCCCCGGAGGCGCCGCGTGAGACGTTCGACGTCAACCAGGCCAATGCACCCGCCGTCAGGCCAGCAACGCCCGCAGCCGGGGCTACAGAAGCGTAGTTGCCCGATGCGCGCATTTCCACGTCGGTGTTGAGTTCGCGGCCAGACTTCATCAGTTCGCGGGCAAGTTCCGACTTGCGGCCTGCCTTTGAAACTGCCTCAACGGTAGTCGAAACGCCAACAACCTTTGTGCTGATCTGCGTGTAGGTGCCGACGCGCGTGGTGTTGGCGCGGGACGTGTTCGGGGTGTCGTCACCCTGAATCGCCGCGTTTGTTGCCGACGCCGCCGTAAGGCTGTCAATCTGCCACTCGGTAAAAGTGGAGCTTGCCGTGCCCCGCCCGATCATCCCCGTGAACGGGGCTTCATCCGGGAACAACTCATAGATTTTGTCCGCGAGGTCTTCACGAACGCCCACGCGGCTGACCGCCTGGATTGTGTTTGCAGGAACTGCCATTTCATTAAGTCCATCTTGCCCTTGCGGGACTGGGAAACCGGCGCTTCACAGCGCGGGAACCGTGGTTGAAAGGCTAAAGGCTGATGCCCGAAGCCTCAAAAAAATCGACATAATCATTGGCCGAGCGTGAAACCTTGGCCCGATTGAATGCCGCCGCCGCCTTGTCGGCTTTTGACTGGTTGACCCTAGCACCCGTCCCCGGTGTTGCCACCTTGGGCAAGTCCTTGGCCGCCCTGATCTTTGCCATCTTCGACGACTGGAAAGCGTCCCACTTGGCGGCTTTTGCGCGCCATTCACTGGCTTTCTTGAGCGCCAACATTTCAGACGCAGACGAATTGCCGAGATTTTCAGCCGTAAACCCGAGTTCACCCCCGGTTTCGACAAGCCCCGACCACAATTCAGCCTGTTTTGCAGGGTCCAGAATCTCGGGCCACTGAGCCTTCAACAGCGCCTGCTCGGCGGCTATATCCTGCTGTGACGCTTGAACCTGAAATTCCTGTGCCTGTCCGCGTGCTTGGTAGACCTGCTGCATGAGTGCATCATGCTGGGCAGCCATTTCCTCGTATATCGCGGCCTGTTGCGCATAAGCTGCGGGATCGTTTGCCAACAAAGCCAAATCAGGCTTCACCGGCATGAACGCCTTGGCGTAAACCTCCAGTTCGGTCGCATATTGCTGCTGAATTGCCGCAAGCTGCGCCTGGGCAACAGCGGTCGCGTTGCGCGTGGCCTCTGCTGCCTCCGTGGTTTTCAAGCGGACCTGTTCATTGCGCTGTAACTCGTGGTCCGCAAAGGCTTTCGCCAGTTCCGGGTCGGTTTCAGCAAGCGCATTGAACTTGGCCTGCATTTCCTTGTTGAACGAGACGGGCGGCTTGATGACCTCTAACGGTTCGTCCGCTTCGTCTTCGTCTTCAAGGGTTTCCTCTTCCGCTTCCGGCTCGTCGCCTTCTTCGGTTTCGGGTTTTTCTTCCTCTTCCTCCTCGGGAAGGGGTTGGTCCGGTTCTTCGCCTGCGAATTTCAGAATGTCGTCAAGCGCGCTACCGGGTTCGGCGCTTTGCTCAACGGCTTCCGCATTGGGATGGGCCATTTTTGCTCTGCCTTGTTTAACGTTTCACAACGTGGTCCCCGGTTACGCCGGGTCGTATTCTGCCCAAATGGGCGAATTTCTCATTTTGCGCTCGGCTTCAACCTTGGCCTTGTCCCTGGCTGATTCGGCCTCATCTTTGGACGCGCCGCGCGCCGTTGCCAGCACTGTTCCATGCTTATAATATGGTTTCCCAAGATAGACCGGCACTCCGTTGATGAAATATTCGGAGATGGCCAAATAATCGCCACAGAAAAGGTCCGTTTCGTGGTCATACCAACCTGTAATCACATGCGCCGCCTTGCAGTGGGCGAAAGCTTCTCCATCTTCGCCGCATGGTCGCGGGCCGCCGTAGCAACCTCTCCCGCCGTGATAATCTGGCGGATCATTGCCTCAAATTCACGGCTGACACGGTGCGCCATTGCCAGCACCTGCAATTTACCAGTGTCGCTTGGGTCCGCCGCTGCAATGCGCTCGAGATAGGTCTGGCGTATCTCGGCCAGCATGTCGGCAACGCCGCCCTCTTCCTCCAGAAACAGCTTCCAGCGAGCGCCGCGACGGATGGGGTCTTCAGACATTCAGGCGACCGCCAGCACGGTTTGCCTTCATCGCATGGCCCGTCATCGCAATGGCTTGGTTTTCCCGCTCAAGCTGGGCCTCAATCTCTTGACGCCGAACTTCCAGATTGGCCTGCATTGCCGCCTTGTCCGCTTCCGCCTGCATCTTGGCCGCACCCTGCTGGGCTTGGAGCATAATCTTGGCTTGGTCGTTCGCCGCTTTTGCCTGTGCCTGTCCCGCGCTGATTTGCAGTTTGGCCTTTTCGTTTTCAGCCTTCGCCTGCATCTCAAGCATCTTGGGGTCCGGCTGCTGCTGCGGTGGCTGATACCCCGGCTCTTCCGGGTCTTGCCAGTAATCGTTGGGGTTCCCCAATGACGCATCGCGTATCCAACCAAACATGTTGGACGCGATATGCTTGGGCGAACATAATCCACCCTCAAGTCCAAGCTGCTGCATCTGGAGCAATTGCGTGCGATAGGCCAAACGCTGATCCTTGCGGCCCGAACCCAAACCAACCCGCACCGAAACATCCATGTCCGGCGTCCATTCCTTCGGATCGGCGGAACGATAGGAACCGTCAACCCGAATGGCCACAGGATCGCCGCTGTCAATCATCAGCCGCAACTTCTTCATAAACAGCCTGGACATGGCCTCTGCGAAGTTCCGCGCAATGAATTCCTCGAACTGCTGGCCTTGCGATTGCATGAGCGCGGTGCCGGTCGCCGTCTTGTTCAAGGCATCCGCGTCAAGACCTTGGTTGAGACGTGTAATGCCCGTCCGGCTTTCCTGTTCGCCCGCGAGATATTGCAACATGGCCATGCCGCGCTGAACGTCGAACGGCTCACTCAATGGGATTGGCTGGCCACCCGCACCCGAACCGCGAATGATGCCGCCCGGCCTTACGGTCAGCAAGTCGTCAACCGTATTCTCTGTCTCACACTCTTTGGGCAGCCACATGCGGGGATTGTTTGTCAGGTAAATGCCGTCAAGCGTCTGGCGCAGGATCACCGAGCGAATGCGCTGGATGTCCATCACCTTGTCGGCGAGACTGTTGCCCACCATGCGGTGGGCGCGCGGAAAAGGCGTAAAGACAACAAATGGGTTGCTCTCGACCTGCTCCGCACTGAGGATCGTGTTATTAACCCGGAACACCTGCACAAGTTCGGCAACCCCGTCGCCGTTCATGTCAATATTGGCGTATTCTTCAAGTAACCAGACGGTCTCCATCCCCGGCAGATTGCTCGACGATATTTCGCCCTCATCAGCCCATCTTACCGTGCTGCGGGAATCCTGATCGTAGCGCGTGTTCTCCGCCGCCAATCCCTCAACCAGATCCCGGTCAAAGCCCATTTCAATCAGCTCTGACTTGGTTTTCATGACCCGGTGGGCTTTATAGCCCATGTCGTCCACATCGCGCAGACGGGCGGAGAATAGAAATTCCTCCGAAGGAATCGGGATGTCCTCGTAACAGGTCTGTTCGTGCTCGCTTTCAACATCAACCGTGTAAGCGCCGGTCTCATCCTGCGTTGCCGCAAGCACCTTGACGCCGGGCTCATCCATCAATGAAACCAGAACATCCTCAGAGACTTCGGCCAGGCGTTCCCTGCGCTTCTTCATCTCCTTGCGGGCCATTGTCTTCACAACGCCGATTTTCTCAATCAGGCCGGATTGCAGCCAGTCAGACAGAACCTTGTAACCATCCTGCCCGCGCATGAATTGGTAATTTACGGCTTCGGTTGCCTCTTCCGCCGCTTCTTCCTCTCCCTCTTCCTTGGCCTCAAACTCAACCACACGATCGCCGGATACAACGGTGCGCAAAATGCTGATCGTCATGTAATCGACCGCCTCGGCAACATCCGGGCTGACGACTTGCGAACGCCCCTCTTCCTCATCTCCAAACGGCATTGCGTCGTAATATTCAAGCGCAAGACGTTGATCCTCGGCCAGTTCGCTTGACCGATAGCTTACGGCAAGGCGCTCCTGATCCTGCAACAGTGCAACCAGTTCCGTTTCGCCAAGGGCATTATTATCCATCAAACAATACCCCTTGAATTATACCTGATTGGCGCGGCCTTGCGCGGTGCCTCGTAAGCAACCGCCATCAAGCCGAACGCATCCGCCCCGTGTGACGCTTCGTCATGCTTCGGCCCCAAGCCTATGCCCGCCTTTTCGTCCCGCTTTTCATGATATGACGCCAGCCGGTGGATTCCGTCCGCCGTCGTCTCTTCATTGAACCAGATTGCAGGAAACAGCCGCCTTGCCGCTTCGATGCGCTTCATATCCGCGCCCTTGCCCGCATTCGGGACTGTCTCGACCGCGAAACCCGCCGCCCTTACATGGTCCTCAAATCGTGTTGCCGTGAACTTGTCCCGCTGCGCGCCGTCATGAGGCAAAACACACAGCGCAGACCCGTAACCGTTGTCGCGCAACCAGTTCAGATGATATGCAAGAGATTGGCCCTCTGCCTCATAGTAATTCAAAACCCTAACTTCGCGGCCCGTAAATTGGGCCACCCAAATCGCACAGGCGTCCGCTACACCAATATCCCAAAACGCCCGATACTGCATCAGCGGGTCGGCGG